ATTCGCCTCACGGCTCATATTGTAATCAATTCCGAACCCACTAAGTGAGAATATACGCGGCGTGTCGCTAATGGAATATTAATCTTTTTTCCACTACCATTATCCACAAGAGATAGGAGAAAGTAGTGACCACAGTTGTTGGTGTACAAGGTAAAGACTTCTGTATATTGGCTGCAGATTCGCAGATCACAGAAGATAACCTTAGAACTATATCCTTAAAGACTCCTAAGATTATTGAGAAGGGTCAGTATCTACTAGCTATTACTGGTGATACTAGACCAGGAGATATCCTTACTTATAACTGGAACCCACCATCATATAAAGTTACCTATGATCCAGTGCAGTTTATGGGAAAGAGAATCATTCCTTCCATCATCAAGACTTTTAATGATAATGGCTACGCTTGGAATGACAACGACAAAGACAAAGATGCTGGCTTTGATTACCTATTAGCATTTAATGGAGTTATATTCCATATCGCATCTGATATGTCCTGGCACAGAAAGCAGTTGAGATAGCCAGCTTATTAGATATCAATACCTGCCCACCAATTCAGATTGCGGTGCAGAAAAGAAGGAAAAAATAATGAACAAGACTAGGCAGTTTGCTATCCAAGAAGCCTATGAAAAGGGCTACGAAGATGGTGTAAAATCTTTACATAGTGCTGAAATGGATTGGGAGAATCAAAACAAATTGAGAGAGAAATGGTTGCGGGATAATCCCAATGCAGAGTATGAGGGGTGGATGTCAATATGAGTGATCCAAAAGAATTATTACTAGAGGTCTTACGAGCTAAGGATGCTGGTAGGGCTAGATCTAAACAGACTCAGGTAGGTCCATCAGAGTTGGGTGGTTGCCGTAGAAAAGTTTGGTATCGTCTTAACGATCAACCTGAAACTAATGAGAACGAATTAAAGTTAGCAGCTATTATGGGTACTGCTATCCACGCTACTATTGAAGAAGCAATACGCAGTGTAGATCCAAAGGGTGAGAAGTACTGGGTTGAAACTGCAGTTGAACATTCTGGGATGAAGGCGCATATAGATCTATTCATTCCAGAGTCAGGTGATGTTGTAGATTGGAAGACAGTTAAGAAACAAAACCTTTCTTACTTTCCTTCAACACAACAGCGCTGGCAAGTACAGGTCTATGGCTACTTGTTAGATAAGTCGGGCAAGGGGAAGGTCCGAACTGTCAACCTTGTAGCCATAGCCAGAGATGGTGATGAGAGAGATGTTGTTGTACATTCAGAACCTTACGATCCTAGTATTGCTGAAGAAGCTCTTAACTGGTTAAGCGCAGTTAAAGAGTCAGAGGTAGTACCAGATCCTGAGCGAGATCAGAATTACTGCAAGTCTTATTGCAAGTACTTTGATGCGACAGGTGAGATCGGTTGCTCTGGCTTAAAAAAAGATCGTATCAAGGATGAGTTGCCTATCATTGAAGATGGCAGCGTTGATCATTCAGCCTTGATGTACTTGCAACTTGATCAACAAATAAAAGAGCTGACCGAAAAGCGCGATTCATTACGAACTGCGTTTGAAGGTATAACTGGCGAGACTGCTAGTGGTGTACAGATTACCTGGACAACCGTTAATGGCAGGTCTACAGTTAACACTGCTGAAGTAGAAAAACTACTAGGCTTTGTACCAAAGGTGGAGGGACAACCTTTCGCTAGATTAAATATCAAAACAGGAGGAAAATAAATGGCTGCACCTGAATCAACAAAGTTTCAGATCAACTACAAGTTAGCTGATGGAACTTTAGTTAATCTATATGCAACAAGTCAGACTGAACTAGAGTCATCTCTAACTTCAATTGCTGATCTATCAACGTTAATTACTACAACTGGCACCACACTTGGTGCTACTGCTCAACCAACAGGTGGAGCAATTGCTTATGCTAAGAAAGCATTAGGTGCTACAGCAGTTGCACCATCAGGAGATGCACCTGATTGCAAGCACGGGTCAATGAGCTTTAGATCTGGACAAGGAACTAAGGGACCTTGGAAGGGATGGATGTGCGCTGCACCTAAGGGTGCAACAGATAAGTGCGATACAGTCTGGATTAGATAACTAATGCGGGGGCCTGCTTCTTATGAGGACCCACTTTGTCAAGAGATCTCTACTGAATTATTCTTTCCAGAGATTGGCGAAGACAGAGTACTGCTAAAGCAGTTAAAAGAAATGTGTAAGAGATGTCCCCACTTGCAAGAGTGTGCAGAGTGGGGCATCAAGAATGAGAAGTATGGAATATGGGGCGGTCTTAGTTCAATAGAACGAAGGAAGATTCGCAAACAACGAGGGATAACCTTGAGAGAGGCAGACGTTGCTTAATTTACGCAGAGCTTGGAATAGCACAACTACAAAGGCTACTCCTCTACCTGATGTTTGGAATGATTTAAAGTCCAAGCAAATTAGGTTTAGAAGAGGGCAGGTTTGTATGGTTGCTGCTGCACCGAACGCTGGTAAATCTATGTTTGCTTTGGTCTATGCAATTAAAGCTGATGTTCCAACACTTTTCTTCTCTGCAGATACTGACATAGCTACAGTTATGATGAGGACTGCAGCACATATATCAGGTCATAATCAAACCCTGGTGGAAGAAAACCTAACTCGTAATAGCAAACACTATGACGATAAGTTTGACCAAGTAAAGAACATACAATGGGTCTTTGATTCATCACCATCATTAGATGATATTGAGATGGAGATTAAGGCTTATATAGAACTTTATGGTATTCCACCAGAGTTAATAGTTATAGATAACCTTATGAATGTAGCAGCCGAATCAGATAATGAGTGGGCAGGACTACGAGCTATTATGATTGAACTGCACGATATGGCTAGACAGACTGAGGCTTGCGTAATGGTTCTTCATCACGTCAGCGAGCAGTCTGAATATGGATCTACTACTGAACCACCTCATCGTAGATCTATTCACGGCAAGGTATCTCAACTACCAGCAATGATCCTGACTTTAGGTTTTGAACCTATTGGACAGCAACTTAGAGTTGCTGCAGTCAAGAACAGATTTGGCAAGCACAGTGCTGATGGTAAAGATTACATAACTTTGTTTACAAACTATGGTTCTTGTCAGATCAGTGATGCTGATGAGTATGGTCGTATGTTAAACAGAGATGCAAGGTTTGAAAGTATGAGAGACAAGGTTGGTTAATGGCTAATACGGAGATTCAATATGTCAAAAAGAAAATTGCTAAGTTGGAAAGTGATTTTGCTGCTTTTAGTTCTGTACTTATTCAGGCAGGAATTATTGAAGTATATGAAGAAGATGGCGAGCAAACATACAGAGTAAACAAGGTTAAAGTAGATGGCTAATAATCCTAAGTACAATAAAGTAAAAGGTACTAAGTTTGAATCTGCTTTGGTTGAACTGTTCCGTACTCTTGGTCATACTGCAGAACGTTTAAGGTTAGCTGGCGCAAAGGATGAGGGAGATATAGCAGTTGTAATCGCTGGTAAGACTTATATATTAGAAGCCAAGAATGTAAAGAAAATGGATTTGCCTACCTTTTGGAAAGAGGCTGAGGTAGAAGCAAAGAACTACGCTAAGGCTAGGAAATTAAAACAGGAACCACCTGTGTATGTCATAGTTAAAAGGCGTGGTGCATCAATAGAAAAGAGTTGGGTAATCTATCCACTTGATAAATGGTTAGAGGAGAAACAATGATTGATAGTCCACCAGAATTTCAACTTACTTGTAATTGTGGAATAAAGATTAGTGGTACTAATGAGAATGGAGTTATCTCATTACTCAAGCGCCATATAGAATCAGGTGTATTTCATACAGGTTATATGCTTAGAAATAAGTTTGAACCTGGTGGAACAGAACTTGAAGAAATTTTATCAGAGATATCTACGCTAAGAAAAGGAATACGAAATGCTGCAAGAAGGGTGGCGAAGAGAATGTTAAACGCCACTTTAAGTTAGCTTATAAGCACCATTGTAAATGCAAAGGAGACTGCGGATGCCAGCATCAGACTGGTCCAGGAGTAGGAAGCCTAGCAAGGGCAATAGCAGAACCGATGCGAACACAATACCCATTGGAGTAGTAGTTCAGTTTTACGGTGGTGAGGTAAGGGAAGGCAGAGCTTGTTCAGTAAGGTGTGTAATGCACGATGACTCTCGCAAGTCAGCAGTGATTAACACAGTAGAGAACCTATACTTCTGCCATACCTGCGGTAAGGGTGGGAACACCGTCAATGTTGTAATGGAAAAAGAAAGTTTGGGGTTTAAAGATGCTCTCGCAAGAGCAATTGAAATCATATCTACAAGCGGCCACTCGCTACCAGCAGGGGCTAAGCGTAGAAACCGCAACGTTTCTAAAAGAACGTGGCATATCTAAAGAGATAGCTGAGCCTTTTGTTTTAGGTACAGTGGTTGATCCACTACCTGAGCATCAAGGCTATGAGGGTTGGCTATCCATCCCATACTTTACTGCTCTTGGTCTTTGTGTTGGCTTTAAGTTTAGAAGACTAGATGATGGTAAGCCTAAGTATGGTATGGCTATTGGTCAGAAGACTCACCTATTTAATGTGAGTGCTTTACTAGAATCTAAAGACACTATCGCTGTATGTGAGGGTGAGTTAGATGCAATCATTTGCACTGGTGCATTAGGTATACCTGCAGTTGGTGTTCCTGGTGTTGCTGCTTGGAAACCACACTTTGCAAAGATGATGAATGGATATGGAAGAGTACTTGTTATAGGTGATAATGATATTAAAGAAGATGGTTCTAATCCAGGAGCTGAGTTTTCTAGGAGAGTGGCATCAGAGGTCATCAACGCCACGATCTGTGTGTTGCCGCCTGGAATGGATGTAAATGATGTATATTTAGCAAAAGGGACAGAAGAGACAAAGCGGATATTGGGGGCAGTAAATGTATGAGGAACTCGGACCTGACGGAATTAGCCGTATGGTTAACGACATTTGGGATCTTGATAAACAAGATAGATTACGAAAGCGGAACGATCA